CGGCGTGTTGCCCAGCGCGACGTCGAAGATGGACATTTCCGAGGTATCGAACCACCCGCCGAGCGTGCCCTTGATGTCGGGTAAGCCCTGCACATACGTCAGGTTGGTGTCGCCAAAGCTGGTCACGTCTGCCTTGGCGCGCGCCATGTTCAAGACCCACGAGTTCATCGAGCCGACGGCGACGGCCGTCGCGCCGCCCACGCCGGTCGGGTCTATTTTGATCTGCCCGTGGCTGCCATACATCCGATTCACAGTGCACCTGCCTTTGTGGAGTTAGCCGTTCGTCGTCGGGAAGACGTCGACTTCGTACTGCCCGCCTTCATGCTGCCAGCGTTGCGCCGGGTCGACGTCCGGTTCGCTATAGCGGCGATACGCGACGCGCTGACAGCGGACGACCTTGTAGCCGGTCGGCGTCATCGTGACGGCGTTCTGCATGATCGTCTCGATCTGCGTCGCGGCCGTGCGCGCGTCGCTCGCGCTCGTGCTGAAAATCACCGCCTTGATCAAATACTCGAACCGCTCGAACGCTTTGAACCCCTCGAACTCGTAGTCGTCCAGATGACTGACGAGACTGACGAGCGCGAACCGTTGCCGCCCCTGCGGCGCGGCGTCGAAATACACGCCGTCGGGGAGCAGCGTCTGCAGCGTCGCGTCGCTCTGCAGCCGGGTGACTACCGCGCTGTCGACCGCGCCGCTATCCATCAGTCCCCCGTGTCGCGCACGTCGAAGCCTGCCTCTTGCACGAGCGCGACGAGTTCCGCGCGCATCGTCACGCGGTGCTTCCTCGCCAGCGAGATCAGGCCCCGCTGCGGGTGCGCCGGTTCGGATCCCCGATTCCACCCTTGCTGCGTCTGCCGATTCTGCGTCCCGAATTCCCACCACACGGCTTGCTCGGTCGTCGACTCGACGACGAAGCGCGCTTGATATTGCTGACTGCGATCCTCGACAACGACGTGGTCGGCCATCGGGCCGGGCGGATAGACGGTCTTGAGTTCATCCGCGCAGTCGTGTGCCGCTCCGGCCACGATGCCGATCGCATCGTTCGTGAGAGCGTCCGGCATATCCTGCAGCGCCTTCCGTAGATCGTCGAGGCCGTCGAGCAACAGGGTCACGCTCACGCGGCCCCCGCTTGCGCGCCCGCGCTCTGCACGCTGGACCCCGCCGCGCCGCCGCTGACGCGCTCCTCGCAGATAATTTCGAGGCGCACGTTGCGCTCGTCGACGTTTCGCACCGCCTGCACGGCGAACGTGCGCCCGTGATACGTGATGCGCGTCTGCGTCGTGACGCCCGCGACATACCGCACGGCGACGAGATACGGCAGCAGGGCCGTGACGGTCCCCGCGACGACGCGGCGCAATTCGGCCGCCGACGCGGGCGCGACGCGCCCCCACAGGTCCGCGATCAGCACCCAGCTTTCGGTGTAGCCGCCGTCGCCGTCTGGGACCTGCGGGCCGGGGTTCTCCAGCGTGACTTTATGCGCGCGCTCGCCGATGCTCTGTTCGACCGTGCGGAGGTTCGCCATCGTTTACACCAGCGAGATGATCCGATAGCCCGCGATGATCTCTTCGTACCCGAACGGCATCGCCGCGACGCGTTCACCGACGACCACGCGGTCGCGCCCCGTCGTCAGCAGGTGCGATGCGAGCAAGCCGACGCAGGTCCGCAAGGCTTCGGGGAGCGTCGTCGCCGTCCACCCCACGGTCAGCGTCATCCGCAACGGCTGGATCGCCGTCGTGAAAAACGGGAGCGGCGGGCCGGTCCAGAACACGCGCGCGGGCATACTGAGCGCATCGACCGTCACCGTCGTCGCGGGATCAAGATCGGCCGTGGTCCCATCGGGATTCGTCAGCGTGATGCTGTCGACGCTTTGCAGCGGCGGCAGCGGCAGCGGCAGCGGGATGTACCGCGAGTACAGGAAGCCATACGACAACGGCTGCACGGGCAAGCGGTCAAAGGCGACTTCGATCTGCTGCGTCGTCAGCGCGCAGTCGATGTCGCCCTCGACTTGCTGGCGCGCGGCCGTGCGGATCGACTGCATCAGGGCCGTCGACTCTTCGTCGCCCGTGACGATGCGCGCGCGTTCCTGCAGCTGCGCGACGGTCAGCACGTCATCGTCGTTCGGCGGCGTGATCACGCGCGTGGCCCAGTGTCCGCCGGGACGCCGCTGCCACGGCGACGGGCCGGGCCAGAACGGGATCGACGGGTAGACCGGATACATTCAGCGCGCGCCTTTCTTCCCGTGCACCTTGCGCGAGTACGTGGCAGTCGTGAACGTCGCGTCCGGCGGCGGCGGTGGCGCTGCGGGCAACAAGATCACCGACTTGAAAGACACCGGCGGCGTCAGATACGAGGGGCGCGCCGTCGGCACGATCACGGTCGCACTCGTCGTGCTTTTGATCGTCCCGGCTTCCGGCGGCACGCACGTCGTATGCGGCGCGTCGTCGACCGGACACGGGCCGGGATCACGTTTCCAGTACCAGCTTCTCCACATCACTGCACCGCTGCGCGCCGGAGCGTCGGCCCCGGGCGCGCCGTCGAGGGGTTACGGAATCGACGGGAAGTCCGTCAGTCCGGTCACGGTGCCGAACGCACCGGGACGATAGATACAGAGCGCGATCCGCTCTTCCGCACGAATCGCCACGAGGTTCTTGATGAAGAAGTCGAGATGGCTGTTCGAGGCTTCGACGCGCATCCCGCCGCGCGTGAACAGCTGCCCCGCCGCCTTGAACGCGCCGACGAGCGCGGTGCCCTTGACGATGGACGGCGACAACGCGACCGGCAAGCCCCACAGCGTGGGCGCCTGCAACGCGGCGAATGGTCCTGCCGTCAGATACGCGCCTTGGGTGGTCTTGATCAACACGGTCCCGGCCCAGTCGCTCGGGTTCATCACGATGCCGTCTGGCATCAAGAACGACGTCCACGCAATCGTCATCATTTGCTTGTAGATGGCGTCCGCGTTGTTGTCGGGCGCGGTGAGCGGGTACGGCGCGGCGATGCCGGGCCGATTCAGCACGCCGAGAATGTGCGGCGCGATGCCGTCCCCGTTGAGCAAGCTATTTTCCTCGGCGAGATCGACGCCGAGCCGCAGCCGCGCGTCGATGTAGGACTGGATCTGATCCGAGTCTTCGAGCATTTCCTCCGAGACGGGCAGGAAGTGCGCGACCTTCCGCACCGGGTCTTGCACGGGCGAGAAAATCAACGCCGATTCCGGCTTCGCCGTGCCTTCGGCCACCGTCGCCGCGGCGTTCGTGAACGTCGTTTCCTTCATGTAGATGATCAGGTTCGACGTCGTCGTGCCCTGCGCGAAGAGGTCCGCCACGACAATCGGCTGGAACATCAGCGGCACGATGCCCGGCAGGTACTGCGGCACGATCAGCGCGCCGCCGCTCGCCGGGTCTTCGGTCAGCGTCGTCCCGCGCATCCGGTCGAACAGTTCGACACTCGGCGAGCGCCACGCGGACTGCACGCGGTGCTGGCCCTTTTTGAAGAACTCGTACTCGGTGGAGGTCACGAACTGCTGGCCCATCGTCATCTTGCGGGTCGGCATCGACGTCGATGTCGACGTCGGCGTCACCGGCGTGAGGCCGATGCCCTGCGACAGCCGTTGAATCGCGGCCAGCTGTTCGCTGTCGCCTGATGCCCGCGCGATCTTGGCGCGAATCCCGTCCGCCTCGGTCACGAGCGCCTGCACGGCCTCGCGCTCATCGTCAGTCGTGACGCGGTTCTCGGTCTCGGCCAGCTGCGCGTGTTTCTCGAACAGCGACAGCGCCTGCGCCTGCTTCGCCCTGAGTTCGGTCTGAAGGAGCGTGATGTTCATCGAAGTGTCCTGCGCTGTCAGCCCAGCGTCAGCTGCAGCAATTGCCGTTCGATGGAAGTCCGCCACGAGCGGTCGGCGGCACGCGCAGCTTCGGTGACCTCAAGAGGTTCCTGCGAAGTCGGCGTCGCCTCTAGCCCGGTAGCGTGCACCGGCGACGGGGCCGGGGCGGTCGTCGTCATCGCGCGCGCGATGGTGTCGTCCAAGGTGCCGATGCGGTCGATCATGCCGAGCGCGAGCGCGTCCTCCGCTTGCACCGCGCGCCCTTCGCCGTAGCCTGCGCGCACTGCGGCGATGGGCACGCCGCGCCCGGCGGCGACGTCCTTCACCATGCGGCCGTACGGTTTGTCGAGTTCGTCGAGCCAGCGGGCTTTCGTCTCGTCCGACAGCGGCTCGGTTTCATTGCCGTCGACTTTCAGTCGGCCCTTGGCGAGATAGGACCGCTTGACGCCCAGCTGTGCGAGCGCGCCCGACAGATCGTCGTGAATCGTGTAGACGCCCAGCGCGCCGACGACACTCGACGGCGACGCGACGACTTCCGTCGCGCAGCTGCCCGCCCAATAGGCCGCGGAACACATCCGATGATTCGCTTGGGAGATCACCGGCTTGACGGCGCGTGCCTTGAGCATTTCGCGCGCGAACTCGGTCGCGCCCTGCACGTTCCCGCCCGGCGAATCCCAGTCGAGCACAATGGTCCCGACGGCGTTGCTGGCGACGGCCTCGCGCAGATCGGCCGTCGCTTGCTCGAAGGTCATCCCGCCCGAGACGTTTGACAGCATGTTGGCGCGCGGCGCGAAGACGCCGTGCATCGGCAAGACCGCGACGCCGTTGGTCACCGGCGGCACGTCGCGCTTCCTCGGCACGAGCGCAACGACGTCCGCCTCTTCGCCCGCGATGCGGCGCGACAGGATGCTCGTGACCACGGCGAGCATTTCGGGTTCGAGCGCCCACGGCGACGACACCGCGAACGCGAGCAGATGATCGTAGGTGCGCTTATTCATACAACCCGGCCTCGCGGGCGGGACTGAACGCGTTTTGATGGGCGACGAGCAGCTGCAACGTATCGGTGTTGATGCGCGCCGCGAGCGCGCTGCTGATCCGCTGCGCCTCGCTCGCGTCGACGCCGAGCGTGCGATACAGCGGCTCGAGGTCGGTCGCCAGTTCGCGGTCCCAGCGGCCGATGTCAAACGCCGCCGCGCGCTCGGGCAGATCGACCTTGTCGAGCGTACGCCGCTGCCGGTCCCACGCGGCGCGAATCACCGCGGCGGTCGCCGCCGCCGGCACGTCGGGCGCCGTCGGCTTGACCGACCCGGGTAGATAGCCGCTCGTCGTGTTCAGCGGCGCGCTGAGTTCATCGGCCGTCGGATCGTTCTTCATCGACGGCAGGTTGAGCCGCGCGCGGCCTTCGTTCGCCGTCATCACGGGGCGACCGACGAGCACCTGCAAGGCCGTCGCTTGTTCCTCGAAACTGCCCGCGAGCTTTTGCGCGATGTTGAACTCCAAGTACACGTTGTCTTGGTCGCTGCTCTCGGGCAGCAGCTGCCGCTCGAACTCTTCTTCCAAGTACTCCAGCCACGGGCCGAGCGAGTCCTGATACAGCTGCTTGTGTTGTTCTTTGATGTTGCTGAAGGTCGCGTAGTCGAGGATGCCGACCATCGGCAGCGGGATGTGGTACGCGCGCGCGCACTCTTCGCGCGTCAGCTTGCGCGACTGGACGAACTCGGAATCCTTCGCCGAGTACGAGGTTTCTTGGAACGTCATCCCGTCCTCGAGGACCGCCGTCTGGCCCGCTTTGCCCGGCCCCGAGAAGCGCGCCTGCCACTGCTCGCGGAATTGCTGCTTTTGATCGACCGTCCATTTCGGCGCGTCTTTCGGGCGCTGGATGACACCTTCGAGCCGCGCGGCGTTCTGCCAGAACGACTCGCGGTAGTCGGTCGCCGCGACATCCTCGGCGAGCGTCTGGCGCAGCGTTTCGAGCGGCGAGAGGCCGAGCACCGTACTCAGCGGACTGTAATTGCCGAAGTACACGACGTCGGCCGGGTCGAGTTGCCACAGCCGCCGATCCGGCGTCGTCCAGACGAACCCGTCGACGAGCAGATACCCGACCGGCGTCACCATCTCCGGCGGCAAGCGCACCAGCCCGATCAGGGAGTTGTCGTCCGCGCGTACTTTCAACCAATAGGCGCTGTAGTAGATCCCGAGATCCTTCATCAGCGACTCGATCAGCCGATACCGCGTCGTCGAGGGATTCGGCGTCGTCAGCCAGCCGATGACGTCGTGATCATTGAGGCGTTCGCGATCGGTGTCGGAGATGCGGCGGAAGGCTTGGACGTTCAGCTGCGCGATATTGCGCGCGATGAAGTCGACGACCGTCCGCACGTTCGGCTGATGCTCGTACATCGCCGCATACGTGGCGTTGCTCGCAATCGACCACCACGGCACGCTGCCGTACTGCAGACCCGACGGGGAAAGGCCGACGGTGCTGCTGTTGAAGTCGTTGGGGCTGAACTTCGATAGCTGGCCGAACGACTGGACGATCACGGGAGGACTTGGATGAAGGCGATGTTGTCGCGGTGCACGATGACGTCCCCGTCAATCGCGAGCGGCTGGCCGCTCGCCTTGATGGCGCTCACGTCGCGCAGCACGAGCCACGGCCCGCGCGCCTGCCAGAGCACCCCGCGCAGCGCCGAGTCGTTGTCGTGTTTGAAGTTCACGAGTACGGCGCGCAGCAAACATGGCGGTCGCCCCCACACTGGAGCGATCAGCGTGCGGACGTCGGTACGCGGCCGTCTACTTTCGGGTACAAAACCTAGTCGTCGTCGTCGGCGTCGGCCCCGCGTTGCAGCTGACGGCGAATGACGTCGGCGACGTTCGAGCGCTCGCGGCGGGCGCGCTCATACAGGCGGTCATATTGGAGGGACGGCACGCGGAAAGTCACGGCGACCGACGGGTCACGCGGATCGAGCGGCGGTCGACCGTTGCGTTTCGGTGCGCGCTCGTTCACATCCTGCGAATCGGGCGAATAAGGGGAGCGAGAAATTTACGTGCCGGGCTCCCCACGTAGCACGGCCGCTTCGGGCTGTGGGTCGGAGCGGCAGCGCGATCATACGCCCGCCGTCAAACAGTCACGCGACGACCAACTCCGGATCGTCGGCCACCGTATCGCCCGGCGCGGACGCGAGCTTGCGCGCGAGTAACGCCGCGATGACGGGGTCAATGCGCCCACGGCTGCGTTTCTTCGTCGGGTAGATGTTGTCTTTGGTGTCGCGCTCGACGACGGCGTTCGCGACGCACCACGTCATCAGCGCGTCGCCGCCGGCATCCACGAGGCCGTCGAGCACGTCGGCTTCGAAGTCCTTCGCCGGCGCCGACATCTGCGCCTTGTTCTGCGGGATCTCGGCGACGATAAACCCGTCCGTCTGGAGGTCGTTGACGAGGTTCCCGGCGTTCCACGGGTCGACGCCGACCCCCAGCACGTCGAAGCGCAACGCGGCATCCTGCACGAGCGCGCGGACGACGTCTTGGTCGATGCGGTTGCCGGGATTGGTCCGCAGCGTCGCGCCGAGGCGCGTGAGCGCCAGCCACTGCCGATACGGCGCGCGGTCACGGTGCGCGCGCTCGTCGAGCGTGTCGGCGGGCGTCAGACACCACGGCACGAGCCGCCACGTCGTGCGGTCCGGCGTCGGCGGGAAGACGAGGACGACGGCGGTCAGGTCGATCTTGGAACTCATGTCGACGCCGATGAAGCAGGCCTGCCCGCGCACGTCGTCGAGCGTCCACATCGACTGCCCGCGGCGCCAGCCGTCGAGCGACAGCCACGGCGTCAGCGTGTGCACCCAGATGTTCAGGCGCTTTTGCTGGAACGCCGCCGCCGCCGCCGGCATGTTCCGCGCTTTGGTCGCGAGCGCGCGCAAGTCCTCGCGCAGCACCGAGACGCCGTAATTCGGGTTCGCTTTCCGCCACGTCGACTCGAGCCACGGATCGTCGTCGACATCGGCGTGCGCGATGAAGGCGAACAACGTCTCGTCGATCAGCACGCGGTCGAGGACGCGGCACGCGTAATCGTGCTGGTCGCCGCACGGCGTGAACGGGTCCGACCCCGCCGTCGTGATCCAGTTGATCAGCGGCTGGGCGCGCGCGCCGGTCGCCGTTTCCATGACGTCGATCAAGCCGCGGGTCTTCATCGCGTGCGCTTCGTCGATGGTGACGATGTGCGGGTTCAGGCCGTCGGTCGAGTCGCGGTCGGCGCCGAGCGGTTCGAGCTTGCTCGCGGTCGCCTCGCGGTGCAGGTTCGAGCGCAGGACGGCGATGCGTGAGCGCAAGCCGGAGGACTGGACGAGTTTCTGGCAGTCGCCGAACACGATCCGCGCCTGCTCGCGCTTCGTCGCGATGACGTAGCCTTCCGCGCCGGGCTCGGAATCGAAGAACGACACATACAGGGCGACGAGCGCCGCTTCGAGCGACTTGCCGTTCTTGCGCGGGAGTTCGTGGTAGGCGTGCCGGAAGCGCCGCAGGCCGCTCGTCGCATGCACCCACGCGAACAACGACCCGAGCCGAAACTGCTGATGCGGCTGGAGGTCGATGGGGCGCCCGGCCCACTGGCCTTTGTAGTGGCGCAGCGCACCCGCGAACCGGAAGAAGCGCTCGGCGCGGGCGAGGTCGAAGCGATACGGGAACGCGCGCGTCGCTTCGTGCTGCCGGTCGCGTTCGTGCCGGACGCACGCGAGCCGGTGGTATTTCCCGGCGGGCACGCGCCCGGCGACGATAGCTCGGGCGTAGCGGTCGAGGACGTTCATGGCGCGTCGAACCCGACGCCGGCAATGGCCCGTGCGGGCGGCTGGGTGGCCCGTAGGGCGACGTTCGCCCGGTCAGGCGTGCCACGACGCGGCCCGGCCGGTCGACGCGTTCTAGGGGCGGCGGGGACCGCAGGTGTAGGCGGCTCGAGTGTGGGCGCGTCGGGCGTTTGTAGTGGGTTTGTGGTCGGTGGGGTGGGGCCGGGCGGCCGCCGCGTGGCCGCGCTGAGGCCGTCGTGTGCGGAAAGGCTAATGTTTTGTCGCGCGGGACGGGGGGACCCTAGTGGGCCCCCCCGTCGGGGTTGCCTTCGTGAGAAGCGTACTCGACGAAGACCGTGTGCGGCCTCACTTCCGTAACGTGCTGTCCCCACGACGTTTGTGGCCTTTGACGAGACGCGGGCCGGTGCCCGTCGATCCGGGGTCGCCCGCGTTTGTGGACGCGTTGTAGTCGTTCAAGCCGATGGCGACCGGCAGCTGCGCGTCGGCCGCTCGGTCGGCATTGTAGGCGCGCATCGCATCCAGCGTGGAGCCCTCGGTAATGTCGAGGTAGATATCGGTCGTGGCGAGGTTCGAATGCCCGAGCAGCTTGGAGATCTGCTTGACGTCGAACCGACGCGACTCGAGCCACCGCGAGGCCGCTTCGCGGCGCAGGTCGTGGAAGTGCAGCTTGGCGGCGCGGTAAATGGCCCGGCTCGCCGCCGACAGGTTGCCGCGCACGAGTGTCGGCTCGTGCCCCGCGGCGCGGACGACGCACGGTTCCCACGACCGGATCTGCCGGATGCGCTCGCCGACTTCGTTGCCGAAGACGTACGCGTGCTCCGGGAAGGGCTGTCCGGTCAGCGGGTGGACGCGGCGCCGCAGCGCCATCGCCTTGAAGCGATCCGACATCGGCACGACGCGCGCGCCGGTCTTGCTCGCCCCGTCCTCGTCGCCGCGAATCGTGATGATGCCAACGCCCGACTCGACGAGCTCAAGATCCCGCCACTGCAGCGCGAGGAGTTCCCCGTACCGGGCGGCGCATTCGAGCGCGGCGACGATGAGGTCGCTCAAGCGCTGCGCGTCGAACGGGAAGCGCCCGACGCGCGCCGCGCGCAGCAGGCGCTCTTCTTCGCCGGGCCGCAGCCGCCGCGTGCGCGGCTCGGGTTTGCGCCGCCGCACGACGTTGTATTCCGCTTCGCTCAGCACGTCGCGCGCGCAGGGATTCACCGGCACGATGCCGGCATGCTTCGCATAGCGGAAGAGACGGCCGTAGATGCCCCAGTATTTCCCCCACGACGAGCGCCCCTGCTGCTGCATGGCGGCGCTCGTGCGGAAGCGCTTCAGCAACGCGTAATCGACCGCGCGCGCGTGGCGCGTGCCGCAGGCCTCGAACGCCGCGAGCCGGGCGAGCCGGCGGCGATGCGTGTCGACCGTCTCCGCGCTTGCGTCGTCCGTGTCGCCGATGCGGACGCTGAGCACGTCGCGGTCGAACGCGGCGATCAGCTGCGTGAACGTCATCTCGGCGTCCGCGACCGGCCGCGCGGTGTTGGCGGCTTTCGCCGACGTGAACGTCCCCGCACGAATCTGCGTGCGGATCTGCTCGACGAGGACGTCGGCCCGCGTGCGCGTCGTCACGTCTTCGTGCAGGGTCACGCGCGCCCAGCGCGTCACGTTCGGCGCGTAGGGGCGCCCCTGCCAGAGGAACTTTTTCATGTACCACGGGTGCAGACACCTGTTGTGTTTGCTCTCGTCGCACGCGCAGCGTTTCAGCACGTCGCTCATCGGGCCTCCCATTCGGTCAGTAAGTGCAACAACAGCGCGCGCATCGACAACCCCTCGCGGCGGGCGCGCGCGCGGGCCGAGATCCACAACCCGGCCGGGATGTCGTCGAGCAGGTACGCTTTCGATGCGTGGTTCTTGGGGAACTTGGTCGAGTACCCCCGCCGCTTCCGCCCCCGCCGCGCAGGGGCGGCAGGGGCAACGGGCGTCGTCGTGGTCGTGTCGCTCACGACGGCACCACCGAGTCACGGTAGGCGGCGAGAATGACGTCGCGCAGGGCGGTCGACGCGGTGATATTCGTCACGGGCCGCAGCAGCGCAAAGGACCGGCGGTCCCCGTTCACGGTGTACTGCCGCGACGGGAACGTGATAGTCAGTCCGTCGACGGTGGTCGGTAAGGCGACGCTGATGGGCGTGTTGCGACGCGCCCAGATCGAGAACCCAATCAACTTCAGGCCGGCGAGCGGGCCCTCCGTGAAGTGCAGTTCGGCGTCCGCCACTTTGCCCGGCGGGTTGCCTGTCTCGTTCGGCGTAATCTTGATCGTCATTTCGTGTCTCCGCTGTACGTTGGGTTGAATCGATCCTGTAGCCCGCAGACGCGCGTGATGTCGTCGACCGCGCGCCAGTACTCCCGCGCGTTGTGCTTAGAAATGCGCTCGGCCACCCGCACGTCCCAGTCGACGCCGTAAGTGTGCGAGTTGTCGTACGCCAGCTCCTCAGCGACAGCGTGATCCTTGACCCATTTGAAGTGCGCGAAGGCCTCCTCCAGTTCGTCCCACTGCAACGTCTGTACGGCGTGGTCGAAGGCGGCGAGGTACTCCTCGAACTTCGCGATCCCGCTCGTCGTCGTCGAGAGTTCTGCGTGCAGCATGTTCGTGAGGCCGAAGCAGGTTTTGCGCCGCTTTTCTGAGAGCGGTTCCGCAGCCCGCTGCGCGGCGACCATCGCTTCCGGCGAGAGCGGCGCTTTGCCAGTGCGCCCCGCCGCGACGGCGAGGATGACGAAAGCGGCCCCGAGTACGATGCAGGCGAAGAGCAGACGGCGGGCGCGCAGCGTCATCGTGCACCGCCTTTGAGTTTTAGTGGGCCGTCGGCATCGGACGTGGATGGAGTCGGGAAGTGCGCGATCTCGTGCGCGCTGTCGACGTAGCCGCCAGCCACATTCAACAACCGCACGATCACGGCTTTCGTCAGCGGCACGAGCACCACCTTTTCCACGAGGACGGCGAAGCCCTCGGGCGCCGTGACGCTGTGCGCGTAGTGCAGCGCTTCGCGCTGCGTCGCGAAGTAGAGGCGCGGGTCGCCGTCCCCGGCATCGACGGAGTACACCGTCATCGGCCACTCTCGTTGGGGTCGAGGACGTCGTCGTCCTCGTCGTCGTCGTCGTCGCTCGGTTCTTGCCACCCGAGGGCGACGGCCGCGGCGCCCGGCAGATACCCGAGTTGTCGGCCCTCGCCGATGTAGACGACCGGCGTTTTGCCGCCGTCCTCGCGCAGCGTCACGGCTTCGATGCCGCCGATGCTGTGTTCGAACGGCCATGTCGGTTGGAACGCGAGGCGCACTTCGGTGTCCGTCCCGTGTTCGTCGGCGAGGTCTTCCAGCGTGTCGATAAAGTCTCGCAGTGTCAGTGCCATTGGTTTGGTGTCCCTTTTCCTAGTCGTTGTCGTTCGTTGTCGTGTGAATGCTGAGCAGCCCGTCCAGCAGGTCGTCCCACGGGACGAGCGGGAAATTGATCGCGCGCTTGTACGCGGTGACTTTGCGCCCGTGATCGCTCGCGAAGACGACGTGCCCGTCGCGGATCAGGATGCCGACGTTCGTTTCGAGTTCGCGGTCGTCGCCGATGCCCGTCGTGACGTAGAGGTCCAGTTCCGCGCAACCCGGATGCGCCGGATCGTCGTCGATGTCGGTCACGTCCGCGAGGCGCCTCATGTCGAAGAGGTCCGAATCGTCGGGCCAGAGCAGCGCGTTTGCCGTCGTGTCGTTGCGACGGCCTGTGACGTCGCGGTCGCGGTACCCGACTTCCGCGAGGGGGTTGCCGCCGCGCACGTTCGCGCGGACGGCAGCGTTGATTTCGCGTCGCAGTTCTCTCGTGATTCGCATTTGTTCTGCTCCTGTGCCCTGTTGCCTGCGTGAACGATTACGACTTCCAGAGGTCGTCGCGGCGGTCGCGAGCGATCCGCATCGCGTCGCGCAGCTGCTGCTCGATGACGTCCCAGTCGGCGCAGTCGCTCGGTCCCGCGCCGTTGAGACGCGCGCTCACGACGTTCACGAGCGCGGCAACTTCGCTGATCGCTTTCATGTTCGCGGCGGATGCTATGGCGTCGTCTTCTTTGCGGTGTGACTGGTTCAGCGCGTCGCAGTGCGTGATGGCGTCCGACTCACGGTCGAACCCCGACGCTTTGACTTTGCCGCCGTTGAAGGTATCGACGATTTTGAAACTCTCGCCGACGACCCGACGATAGGAACGAATGGCATAACGCTGTGGTGCAGCGGCAGTCGTGCGTTCGACATGCTGCTGCTGACTGCCGCAGCCGAGGCCGCAGTCGGGCGCGGTCGTCGTGTGGACGGGTGCAGTCGTCG